AGGGTGTTCTCAGACCGCGACAGGATGCAGAGAATCGGCAGGGCTCCCATTGGCCTACCTGATGACTTGGAGGCCGCACAGACGAAGTGGGAGAGCGCAGAGAGGGCGTATCGGCGGGATATTCAGGCAGCCTATGGTATTCTTGCGAGCGAGATTGATCGGGAAGAAACGAGGGGAGCAGCATGATTCTGGAATCCATTTAACTGTAATTATATACACCTGTACGTATTGACAGTGTTGTCCGTTTTCTGTAGACTTTCTGCTAGTGTGGAGATTGAACTAAATCCACCCGCCACATCACTCCCCTGAGATCAACTAGCCGCCAAGTGCGGCTTTTTTTATGCCCATGAAACCATGCCCGAACCACTAGACTTCCAACTGCTGTTCAACATCGCAGCCACGGCTTGTAGCGTCCTGTTTGGATGGATACTCAAAACGATCTGGGATGAAATCAAGAGCTTGCAGCAGTCGGACAAGAGCATTGTCGATGAACTGAGCGCCATTAAGGTGCTGGTTGCTGGCAAATACGTGACACGGGATGAATTACAGGCAATGTTCAACAAGCTCGACGCTAAGTTGGACGGAATAGGGGTGAAGCTGGACAGGAAAGTGGATCGGTAATGAAAATCACTGAGCTTCTTCATCTCCATGAGGGATTTAGACGCTTACCGTATGAGGACACTGAAGGCCACTTAACAATCGGAGTGGGCCATAACCTCGAAAGACCCCTATCTACTAGAGCCATTGAGACCATCCTCGAGGATGACATTAACGAGGCTAGGGGCGAACTGGACAGGATCTATCCCAAATGGATTCACTTAACCGAGACAAGACAAAACGTCCTGATTGACATGTGTTTCAACATGGGCGCTCCGCGATACCAGACTTTCAAAAAGTTTTGGGAAGCTCTCAGACGACACGACTACAACGCAGCCGCAACTGAACTACTTGATAGCAAATGGGCTGGACAGGTGGGCGAGAGAGCGACCCGATTATCCAAGATGATGCGGGATGGCTAGATTCCTCCGCATTGTTCTCTGGCTCATTGATAGATATTTTTACGGATGGCCTCCCATGAGCGCGTTCAAGACAGCATTCATTGCTCAAGCTGTTGATGGTGGCTGGCAGCTCACTCAAGAGCTTATCTATTACTCTGATTACCTACAGCGGGATATTAAGGTTCCTGCTGACTTCTTCACAGACTTAGCGAGCGTTCCACGTGTTGCTCGTTGGCTGGTTCCGGTGGCAAATGCCAAGAATCGCCGCGCTGCTGTTGTGCATGACTATCTCTGTGACTCAGTAATCCAAGCAGCCTACGGAATTACGCAGGCTCAGGCTGATCGTGTATTCCGCGAGGCTAATGAGGTTTGCGGACTTAACACTGTCCAACGCTGGGGCATGTGGCTACCAGTCAGGGTATATCAAGCCTCGAAAGGACTATTCAAATGACCCCAAACTTCCGAAACATCCTACAGATTCTAGCCGCTGTCATCATTGTAGTGGTGCTGACTGTATTCATGACTGGCTGTAGCAACACTATGGCTGTACTGGACGGGGCAACACATGCTTGTGGGAACGTGCATATTGAGGGCTTCTACACTGACACTCAGGGCGATGTGATAGTCGCTAAAGCCCCTGATAACTGGACGCCGGAGCAAGTTAAAGAGTTCTGCGCGGGCGCTCAGTGAGCTCGAACATTTTTGACCCAAACGATTACCAAGAGTTAATAGGTAAGGTCTTTGTTGAGAGTAAGGGCGAGCACATGAAGCTCAGCGGCATCGTTCTGGCGGAAGACGACTGGTACTGGTGGATGACCCCATTAAAGTGGCCCCATTCATCAAAAAACCAGCGGCTTTTGAGTTGCGTTGGGGATCTTGAGCAATGGGGATTCGTTCCCCTTAAGGGATTCGCTAAGTGACCACTATCGCCGCAGATCCTGTGACTGGCGTAATCGCCTACGAGTCAAGGATTACCCGCGGCGACTATATTCTTGATGACGATTGCGACAAATGTGTCATAAGGGACGGAATAGCATTCTTCGTCGCTGGTGACGTGGCCCACGAGCAGCAGTTCATCGACCAATACCCAGACGGCAAGATTGATAAACACGCTGACCTAGACGCATTCGTTGTTATCGACGGGCAAGTAAACCTTGCTGGCGTTGAGGAAGGCCGCATCTGGTCAATGCCCCTGAACAAGCCTTACGCAATCGGCGTAGGTGGCCCAATCGCTGTTGGCGCAATGGCTTACGGCGCATCAGTTGAAGACGCTGTGCAGATTGCCATTGACCACACTCAATCATCTGGCGGCAAGGTCAGGACATTCAAGCTATAAACGATTGACCGAGCTTGTGAAGAAACAACTCCCATACAGCGGGATCCATGTCTCTGTCACCAGCTTCCCACTTCTGCCAAGCATTTAAGGTCTTATAAACCATCAGCGCAGCCTGGGATTGGGTAAGGCCCGCATTAGCACGGGCCGCCTTGATTTGTTCGGGTGTTGGGGATTTCATGCGTATCTAGCCCTCGCTCGCTCGCTCATCTCGATTGTAATGGGTGATTACTTTTCGCAAGCGTCTGAATATGCGCGGGCTACTTCTTCGGCAATAAACCATGCCAGAGCATTAAGCACCTGCTCGGAATTGTCGGAGTCGTTATAGATTGCCTCTGCTACTTCTGATTGGCTGTAATCGCCATTTAAGCAGTTAAAGCCCGCGATCATTTCAAGCGCGCCAGATTGTCCGAATTCTTTTGCCATTTCTTCTGCGTAATCCATGATTGCCTTGCGGTGCTTTTTGGCGAATTCCACAGTATCTGTGTAGTAGATGAAACCGTGAAAGCCTCCATCTATGCCGTGGTTTGCGATGTCGATGGCTGACTCCTTGAATGATTCAGCGCCTCCAAGTTGTATTACTACTGCGTCAATCAGTGTCTCGCTGATGTTTGATTGTGCTTTGAATGTTGAAATCTTCATGGTCTATCTCCTGAGTTTTCGTTGTTTGTAATGGGCCATCCGCGGGTTGGTTAAAGCTCGCCGCGACGTCGTAGAGCAATCGCGTGCAACGCTATGTGGATTGGACGCATGTACTTGCTAGGCGATCCCATCGATGCGCGGATCCACTCGGTGGACTCTTTGTTAATCAGTGCTAGGTATTCTCGGTTGTTCATGGCCTGTCTCTTATCTGGTAACTGCCAATCAGTTACTATGGGATACAGTATACAGACATTGTATATTATGTAAAAGGGATTTAGAGATATTTTCACTGATCTTTTATACAGTAGTTTATCGACACTAGGAACACTGAATGGCTGATTACTACGTAAGCTCCAAGTCCAAACAACAGACTGGCAGAGAGCTTTTCTTTAAAGGCGATGCAAGAACCATCGCTGTTGACTTCAGTACATGGGCAGACGACAACTCAAACGTATCTAGCGTGACCTGGACAACTGAATCTGGTCAGGCGGCAATATCAAGCGAGTCCCTATCAAGCAATGTAGCCACTGCTCTAGTAACAACATCCCAATCAGGTAGCTCAATGATAAAGCTACTCGCTACTGACGGCACTCACTCAATCGCCTTCTACGTAAGAATCTACTCTAAAGATCCTCAATCTATAAGTGATGACTATGGAATGGTTCAGATATAGTCAAAAGTGACAATAATTGGCACAAACTGACATTAATTAGCCCTTTTCACACAATTAGTTGGAAAAACCACAAAAGGATTGGCTGGAATAGGGGGGAAATGTGCCTCAAACACGGGATTATATCAATGTCAGAGCTTTCGGACGCTGTTGATAGGGCAAACCAGCAGGGGAGTGACGATATTGCGCTCAGGGCTCGATGCGGCCTTATACAGCGCTTTATGGATCGCGAGAACGCCAAGACTATACACATGATACTTGACCAGGCTATCGCCACTGGCGACCTGTTGACCATTGAGGCACTAAAGGCTTTGGAGTATGTGGACGCTGCTCCCGAGCTTATGCCCGAGCAAGATATTGAGCACTGACCACAACATATAGTGTTCGGCCCATCCTGATTACCCTCAAACAGCCTAAGTGCTTGATTTCCCTAGAGACACTAATTCCAGTAATTAATATTACCGGAAATAGCGATTCGGGGACACCAGATATGGGGGGGGTACACCCTCTGGGACGAGGACTACGGGGGTGTTGGAGATATTGTCAGACACCTCCCAGACACATTTTCAAAATTTTTTTCAGGTGACTTATGGCATGGGACGGCCCTCCCGGCAGTAACGGCGCTCCGAAGGGGAATAAGAACCAGTCCTCTGGAAAGCCTTGGAAGGACGCTATCAATCGAGCCCTCACGAAGAAGGGTAAGTGTGAGCAGGCTGAAGAACTTTACCTGATCGCTCGTGAGGTTGTTGAGGCGGCACAGGATAGAACAGACCCTAATTTTGCAATGGCGGTGAAGGAGGTTGGTTTACGACTTGATGGAAAGCCAACTGAGCACATCGCGCTTGAGGGAAATACTTCCCAAGCACTTATCGGAATATCCGCAGCTTTTGCTTCGCTTGTCCGAATTACCAACAGCGGAGAGGTTATCGACGGAGAGATTATTATGCCGGATCGATCTTTACTTTCTTCTGAGATATGCGTTGAAGCGGAAGGACTTGGAGAGGGAGTGGATCTTCCAAAGGTGTCGGGAGGTTCAGGAGAACCCTAACGGTCGGATTGATATCTGGGCGCGTGAACATTACAAGTCCACGATTATCACTTTTGGCAAGAACATTCAGGACATTCTCGCGAGTCATGGGGAAGACCCTTTGCCTGAGTGGAATGGTCGAGAAGTCACGATAGGTATCTTTTCGTTCAACCGTCCTGCTGCGAAGAAGTTTCTAAGACAGATCAAAGTTGAGTTCGAGGACAACCAAGAACTTAAACTTTTATTCCCCGATGTGTTGTATCAAAACCCTCGCAAGGAGTCCTCCAAGTGGTCGGACGATGAGGGGTTGGTAGTAAAACGAAAATCCAACCCTCGCGAGGCGACAATTGAAGCCTCTGGTTTGGTGGATGGTCAGCCTACGGGGATGCACTACGTCATCAGGTCTTATGACGACGTGGTGACTCTTGAATCTGCCCGTTCGGTAGAGATGATCAAGAAAACCACCCAGGCATGGGGCTTGAGTCTTTCCCTCGGCACTGAGGGCGGGTTTGACCGTTACGCCGGGACTTTTTACGCCGACGGGGATACTTACTCAGACATTATTGAAAGGGGTGGGGCAATTCCCAGAATCCACCCAGCGACGGATAACGGACTTTCCACCGGGGAGCCTGTTTTATTTTCTAAAGAGTATTTGGATTCTAAAAAGTTCGCCGGGATTTATGACTTTTCTTGTCAGTATTTATGCGACCCCATCCCCGATGAGAACGCCTACTTCACGAAAGACGATTTCCAGTGGTACGACAAGCCCCCTGAGCATTTAAGGCGCTACGGCGCTTCAGACTACGCTGTGAGCGAGGGTAAGGGCGACTTCACCGAATTGGGAGTTTGCGGGGTCTCCTCTGATGATCATATCTACATTTTAGATTGGTGGTCGGGTCAAACCACGGCAGATGTGTGGATAGACCGTCAAATCGACTTATGCAAAAAGCACAAGCCTACAAAGTGGGCCTCGGAAGCTGGAGTTATCCGAAGGGCCACAGAACCGTTTCTCTTAAAACGAATGAGAGAGCGGAAAGAATACTTCACGATGGAATGGTTTCCAGCCATTTCCGACAAAGCAGCAAACTGCAAATCCTTTCAAGCACGAGCAAAGATGGGGATGGTTCACCTTCCCCGAACTGATTGGGCGCAAGACCTTGTTGCCCAACTCCTCCGATTTCCGAAAAGCCGCCACGACGACAAAGTCGATGTGTGTGGTTTGTTCGGTCGGATGCTGGACGGGATGCACGGCGCATTTGCACCAAGCGAACCCAAATTGAGACTGGTTTCTGATTCCTACGGCTTTACCGAGGAAGCGGAACAGGAATGGAAAACGGCATGATGAAAGAGGACGGTAAGTGATTACACCGAAAGAGCAGGTAGAGCGGTTTCTAAACGACACTGACTATGCCCGCCGTCTGTCTCAGAAATGTCGTGATTACTACGACTCGAAACAGTGGACGGAGGAGGAGGAGAATAAACTCCGCGCCCGTCGTCAGGCTGCGATTGTGGTTAATCGGATTCGCCCGAAGGTTGAGGGGCTTGTTGGGCTTTATGAGTTAAGAAAAACCGACCCCAAAGCCTTCCCCAGAACCCAGAAGCACGAAAAGGCCGCGCACGTCATTACCGATGCGCTCCGGTTTGTGACTGAAAACAATAAATTCGACCTTACTCGCCTAGCCGTCGCCGAGGAGTTTTTCGTCGAAGGTTACGGCGGTGTATTCACTGGAGTTAAAAAGACCCCACGCGGGATTGAGATTGTCATTAATCACATCCCGTGGGACAGAATCTACTTCGACCCCCACTCCAGAAAGAAAGATTTCAAAGATGCCCGTTTCATGGGCATGTGGGTGTGGATGGATGAAGACCAGGCTAAGGACACGTTCAAATTAAGCCAGAAGAAGATTGATGAGATTCTGGACGCGCCTATAGACGGGGAAGAAACCAACGCTGACCGCCCTCGCTGGTCAGTAAGTCGTGAAAGACGGGTCAGGATCGCCATGCACTTCCACATAGTTGGCGGTGTTTGGAAGATGACTGTCTTTTCC